GTTTCCCAGTCACGATCCTACGCCTTGCTCTAAACAAATGCGCTCTGCCTCGCTCTCGCTTGCTAACCAGGCCGCCAATCCAAACCTTGCCGAGTCCAAAATTGCGACAGATCCTTTGACGCTCTGTCTAGCGATAAGCGGATCATCAATACCTTGCAATGCGCTTTTTGTCATATGGTGGATCGAAATCACGCTTGAGTTAAATTTACTGCTCAACATAGAACAATATTGTCCGTACATTTGTGCCGCTTCTTGACTAGTCGTAATTGGCACACCAGAAACAAACGAAGATATCGGATCAAAGATACATAATGCTAAATTATTGATACTCTCTAATTGTTCCAACAATTCGTAACCTTCATTAGAAATTCGAAGCCCAGAACTGTCCTCCACGAGCAAATTTATAGGTTGTTTAAGGTTTGGTATGGTAATTACATAAACTTCGTTAGACGACGCTTTTGTAGCTCCTGTAGCGTCTAAGGCATTTAGCGCCTTCAAACGACGGTGAATTTCCAGTTTATCGTCCTCGGCTGCAAATACTGCCACTGATCCTGACTTTTTGATAGGTTTACCCATGAAGTCGCCAAAACCATCTCTTACTTTGAGAGCTAAATCCAAAGCAAGCATGGATTTACCCACGCCACCAATCGAAGAAAATACGCCTGCTTTGTTTTCAATAAAATTTTCTACCAACCAATCACGCTCTGGCGGCTCGCCCACATAGTTACTAATAGCGAAACTTGCAAAGTTGAACTTACTTCTGGTTATCTCTTCTTTGACTTTCGCTAAACCATGAGCAACGTGCATGTCGTTATAGTCGCCGCGCTCGCTCGGTATTCTTATTTCCACGCTCGCCACCGCTTGCGCTACCGCCTCCGCTTTACTCGCGCCCAAGCCGTGTTCGTCGTTGTCAAACGCTAAGACAAACTTTGCTTGCGTATGCTTACGCAACTTGAGTAATGCCGCCTCACCAAACGACGCCGAGAATACACAGATAGTTGGAAGGTTAGTTGCCTCAAAAATGCTATGCGCGGTAGCTGCGCCTTCACAGACAATAATTTTTTTCTGATTAGCGATATCGGATAAATCAAAACCCAGATGATAAATATTGCCTTTGACTTCGCTTGCGCTCACAAAGCGTTTTTCGTTATTAATATATTGCAAACTTCGTAGGCCTTTTTCAATACAATGCACAGGCACAACGAGACTACCTCTGATTGCTTTTAACCCATAACTTTTAATTTGCTTTTTATCTAAATACGGATGATCTATAACTTCTATTGCAGACTCAAATCTTTTTTTACAATCCTGGCTAACTTCATCATACCTTTCAGCGCGTTGCTGTTTGCTCCGCTCTATGGATTCTTCCATACGCCGTTTTAGATCTTCACGCTCTCGCGCCGACATCTCGTTTGGATTGATAGAGCTGAACTTAAACTCTATGCCTTGTCGCCAATTACCGTAAGACGCGAAGATTGCGTCGCCGTAATAATTAACTGAATACCAACCTGATTTTTCTTGTCCTTTGTCTGGACGTTGATTCGCAACCGCGCCAACGGAAACTCTGATTATCTCGCCTGTTGTGACTAAGTTGCTAACGCGCAGTCCTGCGTTGCTTTCCATCTCGCGCAGTAAGTCACTAATATCTTTGCCTGAACTAGCAAACGCTAGACTCTTATCTAAGACTAAACCATCTTCTCCGTAATGTTTAGTTACGCTAACCATCTATAACTATCTCTCTTATGTTGCCGTTCTCTGCCTGCTCATTGGCCCAATCAAGATAGTTTAAGACTACTTCATTAAAAAATTGTTCTCTATCGTTGCTGTCCCACTCATGCATAACGTAAGTACCGCTTTTCTTAGCGATCTGTATATATTTGTCTTTGCTTTGTTTTGTCGCATAGCGCACACCGTCTCGGTTTGCGTATGCTTTTCTGTTTAGTTTCTCTCCATTCATTATCTTTTCTGCGTGTTTTCTGCTACATGCCGCGTAGTAAATATCTTTTTCTTTTTCAACAAGCAATCCCTTTGCAGGCGCTTTGCAATAACCGCAAAGAGACTGTCTGTTGTATTTTATAAAATAGTCGAGACTAAAAAGGAATTTCGTCATCTACAATACCTGACGATTCCTCTTCTTCTTCGACTTTTGGTTTAGAACTTGGCTTAGTTTTTTCTACTGCTTGCCAGGTTTTACCAAAGTTATCTTTGATTTCTGGATAACCGTTGTCGTTAAAACCAACTTCCGCAGATATAAATTTGCCTTTAAGCTCATCCGTATCTTTCATAGAAGTAAGACCTGCTGCTTTGACTAAAGCGTTGAAAGACCCTTTACCTATTTCGACTGCTTTTGGATTATGAGCCTGCATAGTAAAAGTGCAACCTACAAAGTTACCGCTATCTTTTATTTTGAAAGTTACTTTAATAGCTTGCCAACCATTGTCATTAGCTATCACTTCTGCATCGTGATATTCCATGACATGCCTGCCTTCTTTCAGCTCTTCTTCTTCTGGAATTGCATCCAGATCCCAACTTGTTACGTCCATAATATACTCCTATCCTAAATCGTAATTTTCAAATTTATTTAATTCTTCCAAAAGATTATCTAGGATTGATATTACATCTTCTAAATCAAACTCTATGCCATGAGGTCCTTCATCGCGTAGAGCTTGATTCTCCAGATGTTTAGTTAAAATTAATTTGACTAGCTTGATAGAGCGAGCCAACCTATCTACTTCGCTATAGTTAGACATCTTTTTTGATGTTACCAATCATAGCTTCTCTGACTGTCTCCCAATTCATTGGTAACTCATTAGGTAAGTCATATCTATTTTTTGCCATACAACCAGGCGACTCTTCTGTGATTAACACTCTATCGCCAACCGTCTGTTTAGTAGATGTACCTTTTGTACCTTGTACTTTAACTGTGCCGATTTTTCGTGTTGCATAAAAGACACAATCGCTCTGCTCTAACACTAAGTCGGCAGCTTTCCTGTGTATTTTAATTTCGTGCCTATCGTATGGTTGATCCTGTGCAGGATCTTCCACTCTTTTGACAATGTTATGGCCAATAAAGACTATGGACATACCACGCTCTCTGAGTTCATTGGTGTATTTCAAAAATTCACGCCAAACATTTAAAGCCTCTGCATAAGATTTACCATAAGCTACGGATTCCATAGACTTATAGTTATTATCTTTACAGACTTTTGGCCAAACATAATTTAACTCAAATTGATCCAAGCTATCTAAAACGTAAGTTTTATAACCGCCTAAATCATCTTCTGCTAAAAGATCTTTGATGTTTTGAATTATCTCGTCATACGTTTCTGGCATGTCAAAGTGATCCACTTCTATATTGACCAAACCATCCTCACAAAGTTGGAATATAGGTTTATTCATTGTAGAAGCAAAAGTAGACTTCCCAACGCCACCGCTTCCGAACAGCACAATCCTGGGAGCTTTCTTTTTAGCTTTCTTTCTTATCTTCGCTAGACTCATTTGTATTTTCTCCTTGAGTTTTTGCTTGCATAACTTCGCCAAGTTGGTTACTTAAATTTTCCATTACTTGATAGTTGTTATTCACAAGCGAGCTTAATATTAATCTAACTATCTCATTAATGACAACATTAAGATTAGCTAGTTCCTGGTTTTCATTCTTAATAATGCCATTAATAAGATTATTCATAGCGTTACGAGACTGAATGTTTTGTGTCAGATTTGCAACATTTTTATCTTGCATATCTTCTTCAAAAACTATGGTTGGTGGACCATCTGTTTTATCAATTTGTAAAACAGGTGGCTTTTCGTTATCCGACATTTACACCTCCTTTGTTAGTGTTATAAGTAGGGCATTGTTGTTGATATAAACAAAAACGACAATGCTCACCAAAGTTAAATTTTGGTTCTGGTTCTAAACATGCGTCAGCCGCAGGTTTTAAAAAATCGTAGGCCCAATTAACTAAATCTTCTACGGTAGTTTCGTAGGTTTTAATTGGTCCTTTTTTGTCTCTGCTTACAGGTTGCACAATAGTAAGTTTTACTTTTGCGTTTTCGTAAGGGTATCTGTCAAGTATGCCTAAAGCATAAATCTTGAGCTGTAAGTTATTAGGATCTACAGGCCAAGCGCCTGTCTTCAAATCTATTATCTCTATTTCTTTTTCTGTAATGATGGCACAGTCAAGCGTACCCCAAAGGTGTGGGTTTATCTCCTCCAGGGTAACTTGTTCTTCAATCAATCTTTTGCCGCCTAACTTTTCGTGACGTTGCAATATGTAATCTGCGTATTGTTTAGCCATACCCAACATTTCATCGTCAACAACGACTTCTATTTTTTCGTCATCTTCTTCTATGACTGTGGTAAATGTTTTACCTGCGTAGTGATCTTCTATAGAAGAATCTTTAAGTTGGTCTTTCAAAACCTTCTCTGCCATTTCGTGTATCAAAGTACCACGCTCCGCAGGGTAACTTGTTCTGTACGGTGATCCTTGCGACATGACAGGAGACGCTGGACATTTAGTCCAACGCTCCGCCGCCGAGGGAGAGAGAAGTGCATGTTTACTCGGCATTTGGGTCAACTACCTCTGAGTTTATAAAGGCTTGTATATCTTGTCTGTCGTACAAGATTTTACCGCCTACTTTTCTGTAGCGTGGACCTTTGTTTAGACCGCGCCAATTCTCTAATGTTCTATGCGACATCTTGAGTATTCTGGCCAACTCTTTGGTCGTTACTAAATCTAGGTTTTCTGTGGTTTCCATATTTCTCCTGTTTCTACTAAAATATACCTTTATTTGTTATGAAAATAAAGGCAACAAAAATGGTAGGTAAAATTTTAAGCGACTTTGATGACCCAATAATGCTTCGTAATAATAGAAAGCCTGTCTGGATTAATAGGTATCTGAACGAAGATTTATTAAAGTTTGCTGAGTCGCAAGGTAAAGACCCAAGAGACGTAGCTGAGTATTTAATCTCAGTCGGTCTCAATTCATCTGAGCGCAACCAAAACATCATATTTGATTTCGAAAATCTGTAGGTTGTAACAGAGCTTCTATATGCTCGCTCACTAGCGCAGCAGACTCAATAGCCTTGTCCTTATGAATATGTGCATACCGCGCAGTCGTCTTTTGATCTTTATGTCCAAGCAAATGACCAACTTGCGCTAACGGTAATTTTTGTAAACTAAACGACGCGAAGGTATGGCGTAAGTCATGCAATCTAAACTCTTCTATACCAAGTGTTTTTCTGATTTTATCCCACGCTCTCCGAGGCGCTTGAATGTTAAATATTCTCTCGCCCTCCTGCGCCCTGCGATTGATTATATTCAGGGCGCGTTTACTCAAATGTATAACTCTTTCCTCGCCGTACTGATCCGTTTTATGTTCGCTTAAGACAAGCATATTGCCTTGTAAGTCCGTCCATTTAGCCTTTGCAATCTCGCCGCATCTAGCTCCTGTTAAGAGCAGAAGCCAGATAAAATCTACGGATTCTTGATAGCGTTTGTTTTTGTATAACAAGTCTAATTGTTCTTTAACTTGAATAAGTTGTTCGCTTGTTAGGTATAGCTTTCTTTTGTTTTCTTTGTTCTTGGCAATGTGTGTCGCAGGATTGCTTTCAACCAAGCTAAGAGTGATAGCCAGATTAAACATGGATCTGAGTAAGGTTAATACTTTATTAGCTTGCGCAGGCGCTGTCTCTGACAAACTAAAATGCAGTTTGGCTATGTCACCTCTAACAACTTTGTTGAGTTTTTTCTGCCCCAATGGACCTGCAATGTATTTGTGGTAAATCCTGTTTAGTTCTTTGATTGTCTTTGTTTTACGTCTAGCGCAATCCTGTTGATAAAGATTGTGTAAGTCGTTGATACTTTCGTGCATTTATTTCTCCAAAAATGTACTGCAAAGTATAGGATAGTAGTCTTAATAATTCAACTCTTTTATTGTTTGATGAAACGTAGCCAATGAATCTGCGTTTTTCATTATATCTTCTTCTATGCGTACTTCTCTTTTATTGACACCAAAAGGCATAAAAATTACGTTGTTGTATTGCTTTGAATACAAGGCGTAAATATCTATTGCGCCTTCTGCAAAGTGTCTGTTCTTGGTGTGCGAGCCTCGGCGTAAATCAAACCGCCATTTGCTGTGATTCTTTTCTTTTTTAGTTTTTGACTTTACCTGGCATTTATATAATTTATCTTCGTAGTCAAAAATTATATCTGCCTCTGCGCCATGCGGAACAATAATTACTGTGTCTGAAACAAGAGCTAAAACGCTGGCAGTAAAATATTCTCCGCTTCTGCCTAGTCGTTCTGTGACGCGGCCCATAGTTCTAAATCATTGTTGCAAAGATTCTGATATTCCTAATTGTCCTGTTCCTAATCTAATTCCAGATCTTGAAGCAGCGTCTATAATAAATTTTTTCCTTTCTATATCTTTATTTAGTGCGTTCATAAGTTCTAAAATTTCTTGTTGTTTATCTGGATTTTGTTCTAATAAAATTTTACCTAAATTTCTAGCTCTTTTTTCTGATGGGTTGCTAATTAAATCTCTAGCAGTTTCAAATAAATTAGCTTCTGCTCTAATACCAGCAGAACTTGTTGGAGCTGTTCCAGCAACGACTATATCCGATAAAGCCTGAACCGCATCTTGTGAATCTATTACTTTTTCTGCTGTATTTGATCCTCCTGTAACAGCTCCTGTATTTTTTGCTATGTTTGCCTCTCTAACTAATTTAAGAATAAAAGCCTCTTTTGCTTCTATGTCATTACCAAATAAAATTGATAACTTTTCTCTTGATTCTGATCGTGACTGGGAAAC